ACACCCACGGGCAGGTGAGGTACGCCTGATACAGCTGGTTGAGGATCTGGAGCCGCTCGCTCGACTCCGCAACCACCGTGGCCGGCGTGGTGCCGCCAAGGGCAAGTCCGTATTCGTATCCCTTCCGCTGGGCGTGTACCGCGCCGTCCATGGGGGCGGCCTCGGCGACGCCGAGCCACGACCGGAGCCAGCCCTTCACGCCCACGGGTCACCTCCTTGCAGGATCGGGAACCCGCCGATGTTGGGCACAGACGGCACAGTCGAGACAGGACGGTTCGGGCTGGTCGCGTTCGGATCCAGCTCGAGGACTTCCGGCTCTGGCGCCGGGAAGTGGAACCGCGGCTCACCGCCGAGGTTGATGAGCAGGTAGCGCAGTGCGTCTGGAGCGTGGTCTTCGGCGTGCGTGTCCGCGTCTTCCGGGTTGCCGGTGGTTGCGTGCGGCAGCGTCGGCAACGTCCGGATCAAGTTCTCGCATGTTGTGAACACGTGGAGCTTCGGGCAGTTGTCCCAGCCCTGCGCGCGGTGATGCGCGCACGCCGGTGCCTCCGCGAGATAGGAGTGCACCCTTTGCCAGCCGTTCACCCGCGACCCGGGGCCCTTGCCGGCCTCGGTCAGGTCGACACCTTCGTCGGCGTAGACCTCGGCGATCGGTTTCGCGTCGCCGCGGGTCGCCCACATCGCATCGTCCGCGTAGCGGGCGGCTACTCGTTCATCCGTGGTTTCGGCGGCGAGGATCCGTCGCGCTTGATCAGCCTCGCCGACCTGGGTTTGGTAGAGCTCGCGGTAGATCCAGACGCGGCCGTCCTCGTCCACGGCAGCCCACAGCACGCACCAGGGTGCGGCGAATCCCCAGTCGATCCCGTTGTACCGCCGGAAACTTGCCGGGAGTTCGATCGGCGACAGGGTGTGCCGGTCGTGGCGCCATTCGGTGAACATCTGGCCTGCGAACACATCCCAGTCGCCGTCGAGGAATGCCTTGCGGAGCTTCGGGTCGAGCGCGGCGAGGTCCTGCGCATACTCGGGGTTGAGGTGCGGGTTGTCCGACAGCTTCGACGGGATGAACCGCACCGTCCGGCCGCGGGCGTCCCGCACCGTCTTCTCGCCGTAGTTCGTCGCGGCGATGTAGCGCGCCTTGACCGCGCCGTGCCCCGGCCCGCCGGGGTTGCTGCTCGACCGGATCCCGAGAACAGGGATGTCCGCGCGGCCCGACCGCAACCGAGACTCCAGGAACGAAACGACCTCCGGGGCGAGCAGAGTCCGCTCGTCGAACACGAGCAGCTGATACTGGCCGCCCTGACGTCGAGTGGCGTCGGCGAGGTTCTCGGCGTACCGGAACATGATCAAGCTGCCGTTGGGGAACCGCAGCTCATACTCGGTGCCGTTCCACCGGCCGCCGATCTCCTGCGCATATCCATGGTTCGCGAGCTCGGCGAGCAGCGATTCCTTCATTTCGCCGTAGGTTCGGCGGAACGCGCCGACGCGAAGCCCTGGATGAGTGACGCATGCGCGGATCGCGTGCAGCAGCAGCGCTTTCGACTTGCCGCCACCCGCGGCGCCCCCGAACAGGACGTCGAACTCGTCGGCGGCGTGGAATTCGGCTTGCCGCGGCGTCGGAACGTAGCCGAGCTGCCCGAACACGTCCGGCACGGGCGGGTCGAGCAGCTCGAGCGCGCGTCGCGTGGAGGGGTGCACGGCCACCTCCCCCGGGGTGCTACGAGACGCCGCCTTCAATCAGGCGCAGCCGTTCCGCAGCCGCTTTCCGGCCGGCGATATACGCGTCACCGGTCACGCCGGCGCCGTGCAGTGCGGCCTCGATCAGCTCGACCAGCATCTCGCCTTGCCGTTCGGCGAGCCGCACCTGACGCTCGGCCAATCCGGCGGCGACCGCCTTGACGGCGGTGTCGCGGCAGAAGGTGCGTTCCTTGAGCTCGTGCTCGACCAGGCCGCGCACGAATTCGCCGGTCACGCCGAACTCGCCGTACGCCTGCCGGATCAGTGCCTCCCGCAGCGGTTTCCCCTCGGCCTCCGCCTCGCTGATGAGTTCCTCGAGTTCAGCGGCGTACCGGTTGGCGCGGGCGGCCGACTGCGAAAGGAGACGCAGCAACATCTCGCCGGGATCGACCTTGGTGTCGCCGAGACCCCACTTCATGACCTCGGCCCGTACGGCGGCCGCGGCCTTGACCTGCTTGGCCGAGGCGCCGTGCATGCGGCATTTCGTGGATCCGGCGTTTGGGAATTTGCGGCATGGCCGCAGCAGCGGTTTGCCGTCCTCGCCGAGGACGACGTTGCCGTCAGCGTCTTTGACTTTCGCCTTGCCGGAGCATTTCGGGCGCGGCTGCCTCGGTGATGGCACGATCGGTCACCGCCAGATGCCGAAAACAAGGTGGCCGATCAGCCACACCAGAAGCACCAGCAACGCGCCGCCGATGAGGAAGTGCAGCGCCGACCACTGCCAAACATGCTGGCCGGGAAGGAACTGCTCGAGCCGCCAAAGGTTCTGCGAAAGCGTGTTCTCCGAATGGCCGGTGGCGAGTGCCCAGAACTCCGGCGCAGCGAACGATACGAACACGGCGCCCGCCCACACGACCCAGTAGATCGACCAGCCGTTCATGACGCCGCCAGAATGATCAGTACGGCGCCGGCGAGAACCGTGCCGATCAGGGCGAGAATCCGCACGGTCAATGCATGCTCGATCAGCATCGCCAGGCCGAGCGCGACGACTGCGGCGGCGAGGAGTTCGACCTGGAGGGTGCCGGTCATGGTCACCTCCCGGGCATGAGAAACGCCCCCGACGGGGTGTCGTCGAGGACGTCGCGCCCGGGTTGCTCACCTGGGCGGGGTCCTTTGGAGACACTGCTCCAATGTCGTCAAAATACGTTGGTGCTGGTCAGGCGTCAACTTCCGGGGTTGACGTCGGCGCGTCGTTGTCGGCTGGCAGTGGCGTGGTGGTGTTGGTGAGCACGCCGTGGTGCATGATCGTGCGTTGGCCGTGGGCGTTCTCGACGACGTAGTAGCGCTCGTCGGGGGTCGGCGCCAGTTCGCGTTCGACTTCGCTGCGCTGCGTGTAGGCGACGATGGTGGAGACCTCGCCGGAGATCTTGCTCTTCAGGCGTTGGCCGATCGGGTAACGCCGCTCGTCGGTCATGGCTTCCACTCCTCGCGGTAGTCGGGGTGGTCGGCGTAGGGCAGCGCGAGCAGGCGGAGCGTGTCGCAGGGTGATGGGACGTCAGCCCAGCCGTCTTGGTGGCCGCAGGTGGCGCACGCGAGTGGCGGATTTTCCTTGTGGTCGGCATGGGGTGGCACTTCGGGCCGGTGCAGCTCGATGATCCGCCGCTTGGCCTCGACCTCGGCCAGCGCGCGCTTGCGTCGCGCCGCGAGTCCGCAGTCGCAGTTCTCCTCGCCGTATTCAAGGTCTCCGCACCACTCCGGATCGCGCGCGGCCGGGCAGCGGTGCACCTCGCTCTCGCTGCCGACGAAGTGCTTGCTCGGTGCTCTTCGCTCGTCCTCGTCGAAGCGTTCGCGCAGGAAGGCGATGAGGTCGTCGATCACCATCGGCCCAGTCCTCTCGCAATGTCGTCGAGTATGAGGCTGAACGCCTTCCGCAGCGCGCGGATTGCTGCCCCGTTCATGCGGATCGGATTCCGCAACATGAGGCGGAGAGATGTGATCAGGTCAGCCACGGGTGCTCGCCTCCTCTGTGATGCCGTAGGCCTCGGCGAGTGCGAGCAGCGTCGGACACGGCCAAAGCTGGCAACGCTGGCACTCGTCCTCGCCTGCATGTGTGCATGGGGCACCCTCCTCGGCGCAGAAACCATCGACGACGGTGTGAGGCGACGAGTGCTCGGCGACGATCTTCCGGTCGGCTGCGCAGCGGCGAAGCACGGTGTGCGGGTCGTTGTGGGCGATGTGCTCCCGGTCGCCGTGGCACGGCACGAACGCCACGGTGCCCGAGTTCAGCACGTCACCGACTTCTCCGCCGCGGACCTCCCACGAGTCGGACGCTTGCGCATGCCCGCGCGCGACGCGTTCGGTCTCCTCGATCGCGGCCAGCAACCGCGCCGCCAGATCATCCACGGGGCACCTCGGTCCAGTCTTCGACGACAATGATGCGGCGTCGGTAGACCTTGCCGCCATGCTGTTGCTGGTCCGGGATCCACTGCTCCAGCGGATAGATCCGCTCGATCTCCGGGTGTGGGTTGCGCACCAGCATGCTGCCGCCGGAGTAGAGCTCAGCGTGCTCGGTCACGACGGTGTTGCGGAGGCGATCGATCGTCTTGAGGTAGTCGACGACGTCATGGCTCTCGAAGTGGCGCCGGAGTGTGGCTTCAACCTCGGCGAGGGCAACGCCTGTGGTGCTGAGGGCGAGACCGCCATCGGCTGTGGGGTTGACGGT